GTAATGCATTAACAACGACTGAATTCTTATCAGGATTCGATTTATTCGAAGATAAAGATCAAGTTGAAATTGATTTTTTAATTGCACCAGGTATGGTAAGCACAGCTGATCAAACAACTATCGTGAACGATTTAATTGGAACAGCTCAAAATACTAGAAAAGATTGTGTTGTAGTAACTTCACCAGCAAGAGATGATGTTGTTAACTTAACAAATGCATCAACAATTGTTACAAATGTAGTTGCAACTGCAGACACATTCACTAAATCATCATACTTATTCAATGATGGTAACTATTTAAAAACATATGATAAGTTTAACGACCAATTCATATTCATACCTGCAGCTTCTTCAACAGCTGGTCTTATGGCAGCAACTGACTTAAATAGAGCGGCATGGTTCTCACCTGCTGGTTCAAGACGAGGTCAGTACCTTGGAATAACTGCATTGGCATACACACCTACAAAAGGTCAAAGAGATACTTTGTATAAAGCAAGTGTAAACCCAATTGCAAATATACCGGGAGCTGGTGTAATATTATTCGGTGATAAAACTGGACTTAGAAGAGCATCTGCATTTGATAGAGTCAATGTAAGAAGATTATTCTTAATATTGGAAAGAGCGATATCAAGAGCAGCTGAACAAGTACTCTTTGAATTCAACGATGAATTTACAAGAGCGGAGTTCGTAAATATCATTGAACCAGTCTTAAGAGAAGTCAAGGGTCGAAGAGGTATCACAGACTTCAGAGTAGTAGCAGACGAAACTAATAATACTGCGGCAGTAATTGATAGAAATGAATTTAAGGCAGATATCTTTATCAAGCCTGCAAGATCTATCAACTTTGTCACACTGAACTTTGTAGCCGTTAGAACTGGCGTTGACTTCCAAGAAGTCGTCGGCACGGTATAAGGAGGTAGCAAATGGCAGTATTAGGCGTAGATGATTTTAAATCAAAGCTAAGAGGCGGCGGGGCTAGACCTAACCTCTTCAAAGCTACAATCAACTTTCCGGGATACGCAAATGGTGATCCTGAACTGACATCTTTCTTATGTGAAACAGCTCAGTTACCGGGATCTACACTTGGCCAGATAATTGTACCTTTCAGAGGTAGACAATTAAAAATGGCCGGTGATAGAACATTTGACGTATGGACAGTAACAATAATCAATGACACAGATTTTGCAATAAGAAATCCAATGGAGAGATGGATGAATGGTATGAATGCACATAGTGCTAATACCGGACTTACAACTCCGATTGCTTATGAAGCAGATCTGTTAGTTGAGCAACTTGATAGGTCAGGCGATACTCTTAAAAAGTATACGTTCAGAGGTTCATATCCACAAGATATGTCACCAATTGACTTGAACTATGGTACAAATGATGAAATCGAAAGATTTACAGTGACATTTGCTTACCAATACTATGAGACTGACACTACAACTTAAGTAATAAATAATAGGAGAGCGGAAGCTCTCCTATAACTTAAAGGAATTATTATGGCAGACGGTACACTTAAAATATTTGGTTTTGAAATAACGAGAACGAAAGACAAGAAAGCAATCAAGTCTATTGTTCCGCCGCGTGACGATGATGGTGCCGGTTACGTAGCTTCAACAACTTACGGTTCACATTACGGTCATTACATCAATATGGAAGGTGATGACTCAAAAGATAACGTTCAGTTAATATTAAAATATCGCGGTTCAGCAATGCACCCTGAAGCTGATGCAGCAATTGAAGATATTGTAAATGAATCAATTACTTCAAGTGATATGAAACCATCATTAACTTTGAACTTAGATAGAGTTCCAGTAAGTGCTACAATAAAGAAACAAATGCTAGATGAGTTTGACAACATATATAATATGTTAAACTTTAAAGAATTAGGACACGATATATTTAGAAGGTGGTATGTTGATGGTAGATTATATCATCACTTAGTAGTTGATGAAAACAATTTAAGTGCAGGCATTCAAGAAATAAGATACATTGATTCTGCAAAAATAAGAAAAGTAAAGCAAGTAAAGAAGAAAAAAGATCCGGCAACAGGTGCACCCTTAGTAGAAAAGGTTGATGAATTTTACATTTATCAAGAAAAGCCGGGATCACAGACAAACGCAATTAAATTATCAAATGATTCAGTTAGTTATTGCACATCCGGTTTATTAGATGAACACAGAAAGAAAGTTGTTTCTTTTTTACATAAAGCTTTAAAGCCAATTACACAATTACGAATGATGGAAGATTCATTAGTAATATACAGATTGGCAAGAGCACCTGAAAGAAGAATGTTTTATATTGACGTAGGTAACTTACCAAGAGGTAAAGCCGAGCAATATATGAAAGATATTATGGCCAAGTATCGTAACAAACTTGTTTACGACGCAAAGACAGGCGAAATACGTGATGATCGTAAACATATGTCTATGTTAGAAGATTTTTGGCTACCGCGAAGAGAGGGCGGCCGTGGAACGGAAATATCTACACTGCCCGGTGGAGAAAACTTAGGACAGATAGAAGACATAATTTATTTTCAAAAAAGATTGTATAGGTCTTTAAATGTACCATTAAACAGGTTAGAACAAGAACAACAATTTTCATTAGGTAGAGCAACTGAAATAAGTAGAGACGAATTAAAGTTTCAAAAGTTTATTGATAGATTAAGAAATCGATTTGCAACTTTCTTTTACGATATACTTAAAAAACAGTTATTAATGAAGAATATAATAACTGAAGAAGATTGGCTGTCTTGGAAAAATGAAGTACATCTTGATTTTACAAGAGATAATCATTTTTCAGAATTGAAAGAAGCAGAATTACTTAGAGAAAAAATACAAACACTCGATCAAATTCAAAATTATGTAGGTGAGTATTTCTCTAAACAATGGGTGCAAAAGAATATTCTTCTTTTTGATGATGATGAAATCGAAAGAATGGATAGTGAAATAGCTGCAGCACAGCAGCAAGAACCAGAAGATGATCAAGGAGCGATATAATGTCTGAAGAAAAACAAATGCCTGATGAGGTTAATACTATTGAAGATTTAGTAAAACACTCATTAGCACAAGATTATAATAAGGCAAATGAAGTGTTTGGTACTGTTATGACTACTAAACTTGCCGATGTATTAGACCAAACCAAGGTAAAACTTGCCGGTCAAATATATAATGGAGATCCTGAAGATGAAGAAATCGAGGATGAAGAATTGGAAATAGAAGATGAAGCCGAAGAAGTTGAAGGTGAAGAAGAAGAAGAAGCCGAAGAAACTGAAGAAGAAATCGAAGATGAGGATTTAGAAGTACCTGAAGATATTGAAGATGAAGAGGATATAGAAGGTGCTGCTGTGTAAAACAGCAAATGTATAAATATAGTTAACATGAAAACTTTTTCAGAATTAAGAGAATTGGCAGGTAGAAAGCCAGAAGGTAGAATGGTCTTTAATAAGAAAGTTAAAGGCGTTAAAGTAATGATACATAAAGAAAGAACTGGTTTCGTTGCTTACATAGATGGCGATAGACTTGATGTCTATAAATCTCAAAAGGAAGCTGAGAAAGCTGCCAATGAATTTATGAAACAATATAAGTAGGAAAAGACATGAAACTAATATCTGAGTTTGTAGAAAATGATATTGAATTTTTAATTACCGAAAATAAGAACGGTAGCAAAAATTATAAAATTCAAGGTATTTTCGCACAAGCAGAAAAAAAGAATCGAAACGGTCGAATATATCCAATGCCTATCATGGAAAAAGCTCTCAATAAATATAATGATGAGCAAGTTTCAAAAGGTAGAGCAGTTGGTGAATTAAATCACCCTGAAGGTCCGACCGTTAATTTAGATAAGGTTTCTCACAAAATCGATGAACTCAAGTTTGAGGGAAATGATATTGTGGGTAAAGCATCGATATTGAATACCCCAATGGGCGAAGTTGTAAAAGGCTTACTCGACGGCGGAGTCACATTCGGTGTATCGACTCGTGGTATGGGAAGTTTGAGCCAGCGTAATAACGCAATGGTCGTAAATGACGATTATATTCTTAACGCGGTAGACATCGTGCAAGATCCATCCGCACCCGGCGCTTTTGTTAATGGAATAATGGAGGGTGTTGAATGGGTTTGGAATAACGGAATTATAGAAGCTCAGACAATTGAAAAAATGGAGACTGAAATAAAAAAGGCTCCACGGGCTAATCTCTATGAGACAGAGGTTCGTGAGTTTAAGAATTTCCTCTCGTTACTGAAATCAAAATAAGGAGTCAAAAATGACTGATAAAGAAGTAGTAGAAAATCAGGATGTGGATCTCCAAGAGAATGACGAGGAAATCTCTGAAATGAAACACGATCCTAAAAATGCTGAAGCTCAGTCTATAGCTGCAACCGATAAAGCAGCTGACGCAACAGGTACTGCAGGCGCAAGAAGTATGGCCGGCGGAACTGCAAAAGATAATACTAAAAAAGATCCAATGCCAAAGACAAAAGCAGGAATGATTGCTGCTATGGTACATAACATGCAGAAGATGGATAAGAAAAAAATCAATGCAATGTACACACAGTATAATAGCACAGATCCAGAAGCTTTTGACGGCGAGCCAATTGCTGAAGAAGAAGTGAAGCAAGAAGCACAAGTTGAGATTGATTTTAAAGATGATCTTAAAGCGTTAGTCGCTGAAGAGGCAACACTATCAGACGAGTTCAAATCAAAAGCAGAAACTATCTTCGAAGCTGCAATCAATACAAAAGTAAATGCAGAGATTGACAGATTAGAAGAGAAGTATAATGAAGAACTTGCCGAAGAGATTGAATCTACAAAGGCAGATCTCGTAGAGAAAGTTGACAACTATTTAAACTACGTAGTTGAAGGCTGGATGGAAGAGAACAAGTTAGCTATTCAAAATGGTTTAAGAACTGAGATTGCAGAAGACTTTATGAATAAGTTGAAAGGCTTATTTGAAGAGTCCTACATCGAAGTGCCAGAAGGAAAAGTTGACATGGTAGACGACCTCGCTGATCAAGTTGAAGAGTTAGAGAAGACTGTTAACGAATCAACACAGAAGGCAATCGACATGGCAGTTGAGTTAGAAGGCTACAAAAGAGATGCTATCATTAGAGAAGCAACTAAAGACCTAGCTGAAACTCAAGTGGAAAAACTTAAGAAATTAGCAGAGAACGTAGATTTCGAAGACGAAGATACTTTCACACAGAAAGTAGCTCAGTTGAAAGAGTCATACTTTGCTAAGACAGTTAATAGTCAGGAAAGTGAAGTTGAAGAAGATGCTCCAGTAATGGAAACATCAGACTCAATGGCAGCTTACCTTAACGCAATCAAGAAAACCCAAGCAAAATAACGGGAGCCCAAAATGCAATCATACGATAAGTTAATCGAAAAATGGTCCCCAGTTCTTAATGAAGAATCAGCTGGTAATATTAAGGACCATCACAGAAAAGCCGTTACAGCTGCAGTACTTGAAAATCAGGAAATCGCTCTTAGAGAAGAAGGAATGATTAACGAAGCTGCACCTACAATGGCAACATCATCCGTACAAAATTGGAACCCTGTATTGATCGCACTAGTAAGAAGAGCTATGCCAAATCTAATGGCATACGATATCTGTGGTGTGCAACCAATGTCAGGTCCAACAGGCTTAATCTTCGCGATGAAGTCATTGTACAAAACTACAAGAGGCGGTGCAACTGCTGAAGACGAAGCATTATTCAACGAAGCAATTACACCATATTCAGGTGACTCATCTGCGTCACAAGGAACAGCTGGTCCATCTGGTTTAACAGGTAAAGACGCAACAGCTGGTAACGTGGCTGGTGACTCATCAATTGACTCCGAAAGAACAACTGACGGTTTCGGCGGTGGTATGACCACAGCCAATGCTGAAGGTTTAGGTTCTTCAGGTGCAGGTCCAAATACAGCATTTGCTGAAATGGGATTCACTATTGAGAAATCAACAGTGACTGCAAAGTCAAGAGCTCTTAAAGCTGAATACAGCTTAGAACTTGCTCAAGATCTTAAAGCTATTCATGGCTTAGATGCTGAGACAGAATTGGCAAATATATTGTCAACAGAAATCTTAGCTGAGATCAACAGAGAAGTTGTAAGAACTGTAAACTCACAGGCTAAAACTGGAGCACTTCAAGCAAATACAGCTATCAACGGTATCTTCAACGTACAGACAGATGCAGATGGTAGATGGTCAGTAGAAAAGTTCAAAGGACTTATTCTACAAATCGAAAGAGAAGCTAACGTAATTGCAAAAGAGACACGTAGAGGTAAAGGTAACTTCATCATCTGCTCATCTGATACAGCATCTGCATTAGCTGCTTCAGGTATGTTAGACTACACACCTGCAATGTCAACTAACCTACAGGTAGATGACACAGGTAATACATTCGCCGGTACATTAAACGGTAGAATGAGAGTCTACATTGACCCATATTCAACTACAGACTACATTACAGTAGGATATAAAGGCACAAACCCATATGATGCCGGTGTATTCTATTGTCCATATGTACCACTAACAATGGTCAGAGCTGTAGCTGAAGATTCATTCCAGCCAAAAATTGGTTTCAAAACCAGATATGGAATGGTCTCTAACCCATTCGTAGGTAGCACACCTGCAGATGGATTAGCTGCGGTTAAGACTAACCAGTACTACAGAATATTCAGAGTTGATAATATTCTTGGTGCCTAATTCTTAGTGCATGATAAAAAGGGGAGCTTCGGCTCCTCTTTTGTCGTATAAATAACAGTATGGAAATATTCATACTAACATTATTCATATTCATGGCATTTATAGCTTCAGGCATGTCTTTCGGTTTATTATTTAAACCAATGCGTGGAAGTTGTGGTGGAATAAATTGTAGGTGTAAGAATGGCACTGACTACTAATTTTAATTATCTACAACCTACTGGTTTTAGACTGGTTATAGATAGAACGAATTATCCAAATCTAGAATTTTTTGTGCAAGACTTTACACACGCTGGTGTTATAATGAACACAGCTGATTTGCAGTATAAGAAACTGGCAGCAATACCTTTCATTGGCGATAAGTTGACATATAACGAAATGTTGGCAAATATCATATTGGATGAAGATATGAAAGCCTATACTGAAATGCACGATTGGATGAGAAGAATACTAGATCAGGATATGACTACTCCGGTAGATAGATTTAAAGCAAAGACAGAACAGCCGCCGGCTCAATCTGACATCACTTTATCTATACTATCGAGTTCCAACAACCCCGTTGTACGAATAAAGTATAGAGATTGTATACCAACTGCGCTTACTGACATACAGTTTCAATCAACTGCAGGTGGAGAATCATTTATCACTTTTGGTGCATCATTTAGATTTACATACTTTGACATTTTAGTAAAAGATAAAACAACTGGATCATTTACTGAATCATTTTCTATAACTGGTAAATTAACTGGTTAATATATATTATTGGAGACATAATGATTGATTTGAAACAAGTCCACGATATGTGGCAAAAAGATTGTATTATTGATAACGCTCGATTAGATGAAACATCTAGGCACACCCCATCACTACATTCAAAATATTTACAATATTGGTCAACGGCAAAGCTCGAATTAAAGCGTGCTGAATTTGAACAAAAGAAAATATTGAAAGAAAAGTGGTTGTACTATAATGGTAAGATGGATCAAAAGACTTTAGAAAGTAAAGGATGGGATCCTGATCCTTTCGATGGTTTAAAGATACTAAAAGGTGAAATGGATTATTACTATGAAAGCGATCCAGAAATACAAAAATCAGAAGAAAAAATACAATATTGGAAAACAACAATTGATACACTAACGGAGATTATAGATAATTTAAAATGGCGACACCAAACTATATCGAACATAATCAAATGGAAACAATTCGAGTCAGGAAACTAAATCATTCAATCATACATTTAGAGTGTGATAGAAGTATTGGAGCAGAATTAAGAGAGTTCTTTTCTTTTTACGTTCCGGGATACAGGTTCATGCCTGCATATCGTAACAGAGTGTGGGATGGAAAGATAAGACTATACAATCAAACTACTGGCCAAATACCAGCAGGTTTATTTCCTCAGATACTTTCATTTGCAGAATCAAGAGAATACGAATTAGAAATAGAAGAAACAGAATACGGTAATCCTAACGAAGGTAATTCGATTAACGTAGACTTTATGATGAAGTTTATTGAAGCACTTAAACTTCCATTCGACATAAG